CTTAGAACCTTACTAGCTTCGTCTTTGGCGGATATAACTAATTTTATTTCTGATGTAGCCATTATTTTTTTCTTAATCTTTGTTCTTCTTCTGCTTCTACTTTTCTAAATAAATCTATTGCTTCTAAAAAAGGGACTGGTTGTCTGTGATAGACTTCCCAATCCCAATTCATATACTTACACGTCAACATAATTGAGACTAGTTTGTCGCACAAAGTCCTTTTACCCACTACAAGATAAGCACATTGCTTCTCTATTTCGTTTTTTTTTCCTCGTTTAGTCCAGCTGACTTATCCATTTCACTAATTATTTCTTCAAACTCTGTCTTCGGTAATTCTAACATTCTACTCAATACCTTATCACTAGTTCCATCTAGGTTTTTTACCATCAACTCAATCGTTTTGTCTTGTGCCTTAATAGATATTCCCGAATCAACATCTTTCACACTAGGCTCGCCACCCTTAGCAAAATCAACTGTCATCGCTGATAAATATACCCCTTGAACCTCCCTAGCGTCTTTCGCTGTTTGATAAGTATAAACCTCCACTTCGTGTCCTCCCGAAGTCTTGAATGTTCTCGTTTCTCTGTTCCCCATTTTTTTTATATTATTTATTAGTAACTAGCTTCGCTACTTACAACATAGCAACTTGATATTAGCTGGTTATTAGCAACATCAAACAGTGCTGTAAAGTTTATTGTCTGTTCGATTATCTCATCATTGCTTCTCGGTGCTTCCCATTCTGAAAAATCAACGACTGGCAGTTCCAAATAGAATTCAGGGTTTTCACTTACCATTGTTTGCCTATTGTTTGTCAATTTAATCCCAACTGCTTTGGTATCTCCGTCCAGCATATAATTAGCATACGTTCTGTCATCGTAATTCAAAGTGATTACTCCTTGAATACTAATTTGCTTATTAAGAATGTCCTCAGGCTCTAATGTTCCTAAGCAGAAGTCATAATCAGCATTTTTGTTTACTGTGATTTGAAGACTCTTAACACAAATTGCACTCGCAGCGCCTAAGGCCGCAGTTGTAGCCGCGATTTTCAATTCCAAGTCTCTTGATACGAATTTATAATCTGTTTCCAATAAAGTCGTAGCGTCAAAGACTGTTCCAACACTTGCCTTGCCTTTTATCCCAGCATTGAATTTAACAATCTCGTCTTGCTCAACCATCAATTCGAAAGTGTCAATCATACAATGTTCAAACAATAAATCTCCATTATCAGAATCAACGTGAATTGATAAAGACGGATGTTGATTATCGTTGTCAAGGGCTATCGTATGTTTGTAATCGGAAGCCTGAGCGGCACTTGAGATTGTTCCGAATACTGCACTCAATACTATTGGAAAATATTTAGCCCCGACTTCGGCCTCAATACTTCCTTCACTAAACTTACTCGCCACTATTGATTGCGAACCTTCCCCCGATATATGCCCAAAACCTTCTCCGCTTCTCGCCTTGTTGGCTTTGTCCTCAAAGTTGTAATCAGTCTTTGGGAGTAAATGGGTAGCTGGTACACCTGTTCCCCTTGTAGCTTCTAGCCCAACACCTACTGCTTCTCTTCGTCCTATAATTGTTGCCATTCTTTTATGTTATTTTTTAAAATATTTAAATCGTTTTCTGAACTCTGCACGCTATCTCTATGTCTGCAACTATAAACTTTCCTTCATCCTCTTGTCCTATTTCACTTACTGTTGGTCTAATCCCAATCATCACTCTGTCTGCTGGTAAGCTAATCCCTGAAAGGAATTCATCTGAATCAAAAGCGTCTCTAACTGTGTCGCATAATTCTTCCATAACTGTCCTTGCTTTCTCCTCGCTCATCGTTCCCTTAATCGGTTGCAATAGAATTATTGAGAACGAATATATTTCTTGATTATCGCAAGTAGTTTCATAGTCGCTAGAGTTCCCATTACTCCTAACCATCGCCGCTGGATATCCTTGAAAGTCTTGACTAGGATAATTTGCCACCTCCTGAATATCATCTAGGCTTTCTAGCTTGCTTTTAATTTGTGCTTTCAAAGTAACGAAACTCATTTTATTATATCTTTAGCGATTTTATCTAATTCTTTCTGAAAAAACTTTTCTAAATTCTTTCTCTCTCTCTTGGCTGTTATGTCAAAAAATGGTCTTTTCTTCATTTTCCTTGTTCCCTCGTGTACATATAAAGCGTAAGGAGTTCTTGATGATGGTCTGATAACAACCTCATACGCTTTCTTTTCTGCAACCTGTATTCCTCTCCTCATAGCTCCCTTATCAATCGGTGGCTTCCACATTTCAGTTCCCATTGTAATATGCTCTCTGGTTTTTTTTGACATATGTATCCCAGCACTTACTAATCCCTTTCTAATCCCAGTTGCCATTTTAGCTGGTGCTTTCCTAAAAGCCTTTTGAATCGTTGCTATATTTTTTACCTGAATTGTTATCATTCATTTATTTTCTTTACAACTATTCCCATATAGTCAGCCATAAATCCATCGTTCCTATTATTTATTCCTCCCGCTTCTACTTGATAAATGTTTCCGTCAGCGTCTCTAATTTGGTCTCCCTCTACAATATCTCTGTCAACATCTAAATAAATCTTATACATCTTGCCGTGGTCTCCGCCATACATCCCAGCCTTACTATTATCTAGTGGCTGTATTGTTGCCTCTAGTGAGGAAGTAAATGTTGAATAGGAACTTTTATTTCCTCCAATATCTGAAAGGCGATATATAATTACATTTCTATCTAGTAAAATCATATCCAAATACTTCTATAATTAGCTAATATTGATTTAAGCACTCCATCCCTTTGCAACGAATCCTCAAATGTTATTGAGTGGTCGCCCAAAGATTCGCTTTTAACTCCTCCAGCCTTCCTCTTATTTAATGCTTGACTTACTAAAGTTAGGCAAGCTAGCTGTAAGTCATAAGGGATATTTGCATAGCCCGCTGTATAAGTCGCTCGGTAATTCTGTTTGCCAGTAACAAACATTGTGGTCTTGGTGATTATAGACGTGTCATCTTCTACCCAATAATCATCTGCTTCAACGTCATCCCAGTTGTCGGTGTTATCAACAGAATTATTAACCTGTAACAAAGTAAAAGTAATAATCGGAAACTGCTTTAATTGTAGTTCTTTGCTTTTAGTTCCGTCATATGTTTGCTCTGTGTATGTCGTTTCTGCGAATCTTCTATTACAATACTTCTCGATGTACTCGGTGGCTTGATTGATAAGCATTTCCAAAAGCGTATCTTTTGAGCTTCCAGTAATACCAAGAAAATCTTTTGCATTGTCTAATGTAACTAAAGCATAGGTAACTAGGCTCATTATTTTGTGATTATTTTCTTATGAAAATCAGCCATCTTTTTCTTAGGATATTTCAATACCTCTTTAACAAAGAAAGGGTCTCGTGTAGTCTCTGCTCTTTCCTTTCTTTTCTTTTTCTTTAGGATAGCTTTCATTCTGTTTATAAATTTCATATCGTTTATTATTTGCTTAAGCCCACTCCCGTTGAAGGACGGGAGCAGAATAAGAAAATACTACGGTATAGTATTAAGGATTCTTGAAGCGTTTGGGATAATAACAGTTCCACCGAATCGTCTCACAACTCGAACTGCCGTCTTATCCTCCGTAAAGGTAGTTTCGGTATCGTTAGTTATTTTTACAGTCATTCGTTGTCGTTCTCCCATCCAATACGTGGTCTTGATATCTCCAAATAGAATCTCATCTTCAGGTACCCAATCGTGAACAATTACAGGATAGCCGTGAACGGTATATGGTTGACCAGCCGCTACTGGTGCTTGCCATAAATATTGTCCGTCATTGTCCTTGAGTTTTCTTAATTCTCTTACATTCGTTCTATTTACTAAAAGTTTCGCTCTAGGCAAATACTTCTGTGGCAAATCGTGAATCAAATCAATTAAGTCATCAAAGTCAAGGTTTCCAGTACAAGCTCGCGTTGCAATAGTACCAGCAATAAATAGTCCTGTTGGTTGTCCAACTCCACTACCATTGATGATTGCTCGGTCTTCGTACTCAGCCAATCTATCTGCAAATAGTCCAACAATTACCTTAGTTAAATCAAAAGCTGAATCATCAATTAACTCATCGGTTAAGTAGATAATAGCCGCCAATTTATATGCAGTAATTGTAGGTTCACTGAATTCTAGAGAAGTCGTGGTTTTAACCTGACCCTCAGTTGTCCAGTAAACATCAATAGAATCTCTCGCAACCATTGACATAGTCAATACGTTGGTTTTCATAGGAACAATAGTAACCTCGCCTCTCATAATTGACTTATCGGCAATCTCCTTGATAAGTTGATTATAAAAGTCTTCAGGAACAGTATACCCACCATCTGCGGGGGTTCCTTCGGATAAAGCCTTCAGAGTTTGTTCATCAGCAGTCATCAAAGCGTGAGCAAAAGCCGTGCTTTTCTCTTTCTTCGTTAGCTTATTAATTGATTTCTCAACATCCTCGCCAACAAACACTTTCATAATGCTTTTTTTCTCTGCTTCTTTTTGAGCGTCAACCATTCCAGCCATTTGGTCCTTGATTTCCTTTAAACTGTCAGTCAGTTCTGAAATACCAAGTTCCTTTTTGATTCCTTGAGCCATCTTCTTTGCATTTTTTTCTAAATCTTTTTCTTTCAATTTTCTTCGCCTCCTCTCTTTGCCTGTCTGCATAATTCTTGAAGACAACCTGTTGTTTTCTGCAACAGTTTAACGTCAAGACTTCGACCTACAACCTCCTTCTGAACTTTTTTAGTCTCCCCTTTTGACTTGTCCAAGGTTGATTTTTTATCTAATCTTTTTAACTCCGTATCTATTTCTTCTAACTCCTTTTCATATTCAACTAGCCAATGCTTAACTAGGCTTTCTGTCAAGTCCCCTTTCATTCCTTTTGCTGTAACCACCGCTTGCGGGTTTGCTGGAATAGACACAAGGGATATTTCCATCAACTCTGCTTTAGTAATTACATTTGCTTTTTTCTTGTCCCATTCTTTCGGAATAAATCCCACCGAAAATGAATTTAGTATCCCTTCTTTAACAAGCGCGTATGCCTCTTTTGCCTTAGCTGTTGATTCACTAAAAACCGCCTTAAAAATAAGTTTATCATCCTTAACTCTAATTGACGTTGCTTTCCCAATAGGGAAGTCTTGATATTGATGAGACGCTAAAATAACAGGATTATTTTTGAAAAGTTTTAAATCCCAACCATCCTGTTTAATTATTTCACCGTGTCTGTCTTCTTTTTCTGTTGAAGCAATCCCCACAATTTCCCCTTCTTTTTTCTTCAAAAAGCCTTTTAATCTAATCATTTTTTCTTTTTAGTAATAAAAAACCTTCAACGCCAAAAAAGCGTGGAAGGCATACGTAATCCTTATAGGTTATTTAGTTGTCCCTAAATGCTAGCATATCACATCTTTTCCGTCAAGTCCTTTTCACTCTTTATCATTCTGCTCTTATGTTCCTCCTCAAATCTAATCCATTTCTTACAATTATCACAAAACCTGATAGCTGACGAGCTATCTACATTCTTATCCAGTAGCTTCTGACAATATGGGCAGTAGCAAAATGTCATCTTATTTTATTAGTTTATTAACCTTGCCCCAACCTTCAATTTCATCTGATTCTGTCCATCCTTCGGTATATTTTTGATTCCTAAATTCTTCTTTCTTCCATCTAGTTGCAGTTAAGTTGCCTCCGTGCCTCACATCTATATTCGGGTATTCTGATTCCCACGTTCCACTTTTCAAATCGTCAACTCTCTCATCTCGGTTATGGGTAGCTGGTTCAAATCCCATCTTCATTGAAAACCCATTTTTTTCAATTAGCTTCAATCTTTTCTTATAATGTTCCAACGCTATCTCGCGCCTAACACATATCCCTGAAACTTGTCTGCAATTATCAACTCTTAATGCTTTTTTTCCGTCTGTCTTCCAAACATTCGTGTTATAATAAAATTTATCATCAGGCGGATTAAATTCAAAGTGAGATGGGTGATATAATATATCGTGTTCACAAAAGAAAACTACCTCTGTCTGTAACCTCTTAAGTGCTAAATACATCTGTAAAAACATCGTTAGGCGTCCTCTCTCTAGCGGTAAATGGATATTATCTCCGAAATTAGGCATAGGTTTTAACGAAGCTGACACAATAGGCAAGCTGGGAGCTTCTATGGTAGCCTTAGCCAGCTCAAACAGCTGTTTAGGTAGTTTGTTGTCTGTATAGTATATAATGCCCTTGTTGCTCTCCCAGTCAGGCGGATTAAATTTATCAATAAGCCATTGTAAAGTATGTTTCCCTTTCCATTTACCTTTCAACCATAAGTCTTGGCTGTATTCTCTTGCTTGTTCTACGCTATCATTCTCATAAGGGAATCCAAAATCTCCTCCCTGTGTTCTGAATAAGTGTGCAAACCAAGTCCTCTTGTCACAAATTAATTTTCCTCCTGAAAGCCAAGTCTTACAAGCTACCTCAGTTCCTTGTTGCCCCCAGCTTCCGTGCTTCTCATCACATATATTTAACTCCCAATATTTCTTTCTTGTCAACATCCAACAGGCCCCAAGTATGCTCATCGTCTCTACTAAATCACCTTCCTGTTTCTTTTTATATCCTCCCCAGTATTGAAACTTTAAATTCCTATCAAATCTCATTGCAGTTGTCTGAGGGCTGTTATTCGGTCGCCATACCATCTCCCTTTCAAATTCTGTGCTATCACAATCGGGATTATCTTCAAACTTCTTTCTGTTCGTTTGTCGGTGGTCGAATCCTTTAATCGGTCTTCTGCAATTCTTAGGCTTTCTACCTTGGTACCATTTATTCCCACACTTTTTACACTTCCAATCGAAGACGTGCATATTATACATCCTCGGCAAAATAGTCCAGTCGTCTTTTATATCCTCAATCAGTATTCTATCAAATCCTTTTCCCATTGAACAATGAGCGTCTAGTTTCATTACATATTTAGCCTTTGATATTCTACAAAGCATATTTAATGAAGCTCTTTGGCCTATACTTTCAGGGAGATAAACAATAGTCAATTTAGGATGTTGAGGGAGTGTTGGGTTCGCCCATACACCATCAAGGGCAACTAGTATTTCAGTCTCCCCCTCTATATTCTCCAAAACATCTTTAACTGTTCTCGCTAAAAATTCTTCATTTCTAGACGGGATTAAGATTGATAAATCCATTATTTTTTCTCGAACCACCAACACGGTTGCTTATCATCGTTAGCGTTCTTGTCATTACGGTTGATTAAACTTAATTCCATTCTGTGAATCTCGCAGTATTTATTGACGGCTTCAACTACTCCTGAATTACTAAAGTGGCAATAATCGTGTCCTGATACTATTCCGCCTTTCCTTACTTTCCTTGACCACAATATAATATCCATCATTACATCATCAAA